ATATTTCTTAGAAGAGTATAACACCTACCATCGCCAAACGGAGTTCATCTGATCTACGTATGATGTAAGGTTCTTGTAAGGCACACGCTTATACCCTAAAGCTTTTAGCTCTTCTGTCACTGCTTCTTCAGCATTCTTACGTGCTTCCATAGCAATACGGAGTCCCTCTAGCTTCCTGTTCTTATAGGCTTTCTTCATGTTGGCTAGTTTAGTTTCCATAGTTTTGATCTTCTTTTCCATTTCTTCTAATGTTGCTGTTACTTCTGTCATATAAGTTTCTCCTTTCCTATTTCAACGTATGAAACAATCTTTGGCTCTCTTGCCTGTGATACCAGTGAGGGTATCTCCTGCAAGGTTGACCAACAGGCTTGCTTGTATCTACAAAAAGAACATGTCTTCGTGAGAACTTTGTTACCTGTTGGCTTACCTCTGAATGTTTCTTCTACTGGTTCAAAACATCTCTTAAACTCGTTACTCTCAACTACATCTAAGTTAGAAGATAGTTTATCTATCTCCTTTGTCAAGTCCAAACCGTCAGCAGGTACATATTTAAAGTGACCATTGGCTTTATTTACAACCCACCATCCACCTGCTCTCTTGTTAAGAGCCTGTGCATACCCTGCTAACTGTCCTACATATCCAAATGCATCACCGTCAGCTAGTGTATCAAACGATTGGAACTTATTCTTGTACGACCAATCTGATGCAGACTTAATATCATCCACAGCATCGTCCATAACTATGTCGTATGTACCCTCAATCTTAGAATCAATATTGAGTTCCATACTCACCTTCTTAGAGTCCTCATAAGCAACACCTGCCTGTCTAAGCAACCCTTTGAATACAGCTTCCACTATATCTCCTAACATCATGTTCATCACAAAGTTATTAGGAAGTGGTAGAGCTTTCTCAGGTTGGTTCTTTTCAAACCAAAGCTGACAGGTAGGTCTGCCTATATTAGACATACGTAGTCTAAACTCTTTCCTGTTATTCTGAGAGCCAAACTGACGGTGCAAGGCTTCTTTTACATCTTCAGCAATCTTATCAATGTTTGCGTCAGATAGTACCTTTTCACCGTCAGTGGCTTGATCCAAGAACCGATGCAGTGATAGTTCTGCTCTATGGTACATGGCTACTGAACTTTCTCGTCAGACGTAATGTCGATGAAAGACTCAACAAGCTCCTTGTCTACACTCTCGTTGTTGTGTGCAAACTCGTTGTGCTTACCGATGACCCATTGATTGACACCCTGTATCCAAGATTGGAAGCTAACAAAATGCTCTTCATCAGCAGGAGTAATCTTCACCTTGTTAGATACATCTAGAGAGGACTTCGTTACGTAAAAGCTATTACCATTTGGTAACTTTCTCTCACTGGTGTCCACCTTAGTGAAGAACTCTAAAGGTTTTACACCAAGCTGTGAAGCTTTAGCCACTACAGCGTCAACGTCCTTAGATGACTCCACGTTCTGTACGTCCCAAACGAAAGGTACAATACCAAGGTCAGCATCCACAAGATCATTACCCTCTTGCTTTAATGCACCGTCAAAGTTAGCAAGACCAAGCACAACTCTGACCTCTTTAACAGATCGGATCAAAGCTTTCCTGTTGTCAGGCAAAGCATCAAAGTCTTCCTTCGCCATGAAACCAGATGCTCTACCACAGTTGTAACCACCATCGGTATCCTTCACATCCATGTCTCTAAGACCCTTCAGACTGTCTGTCATTATAGTCCTGACAAAGTTGTTCTTAGATGTGTCCCATCTCTTGTACATAAATCGTTGGAAGAAAAGCCTGTACTCAAGGTTCTCCTTAAAAAATACACCACCCTCATCGGGCATGTCTATTCTGAAAGATCCACCAGAAAGCTTTTCGATATTAACTTGCTTACCTTTGATCTCCTCAGTACCCATGATCGCACTGTTGTGTACTTTTAGTCTAGGCAACGTAACTCCAGAGGACTTCTTCTCTGTAGTCTGTTGTGTCATTCCCATAGCTTTCGCTATCATTTCAGGGCTGTCATTTAGTGTTACTATATTCATATATTTATCTCCTTATAATTGAAAAGTGTTATAGTTATACCATCATACATCTTTAGTGTCAAGCCAGTTGTCACCTATTTTTGCATCTAATTTTAGGGGAACATTAAAGTCTATATTCCAACGAGTATCAATGATAGTCTTCATAGAACTATTAATACTATTTACTATTTTTAGAACGTCATCCACTTCGTCAGGATGAACATCTATTACTATTGAATCATGCACAGTGTTCACTATGCAACTATCCATATTCATGAGCATATTATCTATAGTCATGAGAACTAGTGGTACAATATCTGCCGTAGCAAATGCTTGTACAGGATAATTCTTTATCTGTGTGAAGTGTGACACAGTACCGTTGCCACGTCTTACAACATCAGGGAATGCAAACGATCTACCAGAGGGTATCTTGATACACCCTGTCTCTAGTGCTTCCTTTGCTAGAGTCTTGTGCCACTTGGCTACACCCTCATACTTTGAACTGAACTGCTCATAGTAGGACGCTTCTGCTTCTGATCTACCAAAGCCTGTAGCTCCATACAGAGGAGCAAACGTATGTGCCTTTGCTTCCTGTCTAGATGTAGGCTGTCCTGCATCCGTAATAACCTGTGCAGTATAGCTGTGTACATCGAACCCATCCTCTATCTCTTTGATAGCTGTAGCGTCCTGTGACAAATAGGCAGCAGTCCTGAACTCTAGCTGTGCAAAGTCAGCTTCAAGTATCTTGCCACCTTCCCATCGGGACACAAAGATCTTCTTCACAGGAAACGTGCCACCTCTAGGCATGTTCTGCATGTTAGGATCTGCACCACTGAACCGTCCTGTAGATGTACGGTGCTGTAGTAATCTAACATGTAGCTTACCATCAGGCTTAGTATATGTAGATATGCCCTCAACAAACGAGGACAGGTATGTCTCTAGTGCAGACAATCTACGAACACGCTTGAGGAACAACTCAGCTTTTGTATTATTACTACGCTTGGCAAAGTGTTCAAGTATCTCAAGGTTGATCTTGTTTGTACTGAACCCATTGGCACTCACCCACTTAGCTGTCGGTGGGCTGAACCTAAGACCTGCTATCTGGTTTGGTCTGTCTTCGTACAACCAACCAGACTCATCACAGTTGGGACACTTGTTTGGTTTCTTAAATGGTGTGCCATTCTTCTTAACCTTAGTAATGTATCCACGTCCTCTACACATAAGACACGTCTTGGCTGATACCTTATATATCACATCACTGTGTTCGCTTACAGATTTGTTAAAGTCGGACTTGTTCATGTAAGGATCAAAGAAGTTACCCCACATAGACTTGTCCTTTGGCTTACGGCTGTAGATAACCCAAGACAATTGCTCTGGACTGTTGAGATTAATAGGTTTATCTCCCATCAGATCTTGCACCTGTTGTCCTAGCTCACGTATAATATCTTGCTTCTCCTTCTCAAACTCTTTTCTAACGTCATCAAGTTTGTCAAGGTCAACCTTAAATCCACGAGCATATATCTTACACAGACATACAGCCACCATGTTTGTATGAGTAACAGTGTCAAACAGATCGCTGTCCCCATTCATAAACCTATGATGTATCTTATCGGCAAGATTATATGTAGCTCGTAGATCGTGCAATAGATAATCTACTAACTCAGCATGTGGTATGTCTGACACAGATGTGCCACTCTTAAAGTATTCTTTGAGTGTGTCCTGCTTCTTAGTGTCCAAGTCATATCTCTCTGCACATTGCTCTAATGATAGAGGTTGCTTCTGCCCACGCTGTAACACATACTCACCTAGCATTGTGTCAAATACAATACCATCATACTTGAAACCTGACTCCCACAACCAAATCAAATCGTGTGCTACGTTATGACACACAAGCACAGTAGTTTTATCTAGTTGCTCCTGTACCATGTTGAAGCCATTCGGGGTGGGTAGCTCATCAGAATGCTCAAACGTAACCACTCTTTCCCAGTTGTCTGTCTTCATACCTACCATAACTAGAGAGTTGGTAGGCTCAAACGGATCAAGGTGTAGCTTGTCATTACGTTTGGTAACATTATTTTCTACATCTAATATTAATCTCATGCTGTGTCCTTTAGTTTTACTAGCTCTGCTTCTTCGTAGGGTATATGAAAGAAATGTTCCTTTCGTCTTGCGTTAGACAACCATACTTCTTTTATACATTCCTGTGTCATCTGAAAGTCTTTGATTCTCCAAGCGTACTCACAGTCACTACGGATTACATAGAAGTTAAAGAAAGAACTATCGTCCATGTCCCTAAATTTATTTATTAATTTTATCTTACGGTGTGGTATACGTATCTCCTTCCATGTTGGATTCCAATCTCCTGTCCACTGATTCTTCATTTCTACCTCAGAATAATACTTATGTCCATTCTTTTCTGAACTAATATCAAAAGAAAAGTTTTCTCCTGCTGATAAGTCTATATGTCCGTTCCTTTCTAAGTAGTCCATTACTATTTGTTTTGCCTTACCATCATTCTCCCTGTACGAATCAGGTTGAAATCGTCTGTAGTATGCACCTTTTACTGGTTGTAATTTACTCATGCTGTGTACCTCGCTGTCTTGTAGTCTAGCTCACAGACAATCTTGCCATGCCAACCAGACAGTTTGTTTTTCACTACGTTAATGTGTCGCTGTGGAGAGGACTCATCTTCTCCCTCTACCTCAGGGTTCTTGGCAAGCAGTAACATCAGATCAGCTTCGGCAGCCTTACCTGTTCTACTACCTTCCATCATGGCTTGGTTAAGTATAACCTTGCCCTCTGCTTCGGCAGATAGCTGTGACATGTAGAACACGGCACAACCATACTGCTTTGCAATAGTACGAGCATGGATAGCGTTTGCTTTCAGAGCTTCGTCCTGTCGGGCAAACCCTGATGTCTTGGCAAACTTGTCACCCATGTCTAGTACCATTACGTCAGGCTTGTATGACTTAGCCACACTCTCGACCCATGCCATGTCACGACCAGTGCAGTCATACAGCTTGATGTTCTTTCTCACTGCATCGTACTTCTCATCAGCTAACCTAGGGTTCTCCTTGATCTGGTACTGATCCATGTTGGAACTGGCAGTGAGATAACGAATGCCAACTCTGTGTACTGCTTCCTCATTACATAAGATGATACATCTAGCACCCTGTCGAGCAAAGCCATTCTCACCTGCTATCATGGATGCATGAAAAGATGTCTTACCTGTGTTGGGTCTAGCTCCAACTTCTATCAGATGCCCTTCGTTGACACCTTCTATCTTACGAGTCAGGCTAGGTATGTTGAATGTCCAACGAGCTTCCAAGTCATTCTTAGCAAGCAGATTGTCAATAGATATGTCAGCCCACTCTACGTTGAGTGCAGGTATGAAGTCATCGTTGTATCTCTCCAACAGATTACGTAAAGGTTCAAGACTAGTCTGCGAACCATTCACATAGTCAAAGCCAAGGTTAGCTATCTCTTCACCAATCACCTGTTGGAATAGCTTAGACAAGACCTCTTGTGCCACGTCCTTGCCAAGTGGTGACTCCTTCTTGACACGTAAGAACAGATCACCAAAGGCTTGCTTCTGTGCTGTAGTCATGGTTGGATTACCTGACATGAACAGTGCTTCTACCTCATCAGGTGTGACAGTCCTGTTGTATCTCTGCATGGCATAGTCTACAGATGTTTTAATCTTACGCAGATCTTTACCAAATAACTTATCGGGACACTTGATACCTCTATGGTCATCATAGAAGTCCTTGTCCATCAAACTACGAATTAATGCTGTTTCCATTTATTTGTTCTCCTATTGCTGTTAGTTTTTCAATGTCGTTAGGATGTTTATACTTCAGATCGTCAGTCAATCGTAATACTCGTACATCTTTTATTACACTCTTCAAATCTTTAAAGAAGTCCATAGCTTTGGGTAGTGCATCGGGGTCAAGAGCTATGATAGCTGAAGAGAACTGTGACAGATACCTCTTGTGTATGTCTGACAGTGACGTGCCTAACACAGCAACCCCAACATACACGTCACTGCCTACAATAACGGCACTGACACAGTCCTCAACAACTACAGCGATCCTACCACATCCAGATGTATATGGCAAGCCACTATTCCCATATTTTTTCCACTTAGGCAAACTATTTCTAAGACTTCGTCCAACTGCGTCCACAACTACACCGTCCTGCATGATCGGAAACACAGCACGATTGTCTTTAACGTCATGGTACAGTCCACCCATCAAGTCAAACCTTTCCATGAATCGAGTAACGTCTGGCTGCCCCCTGTATGGGACAACGTACTCAGGCATTACGAACCCTTCTTGTGCTTTCTCCTTTCGCTCAATAGCCTGACGTATATCGTTGACTGACATATGTACAGGCTTAGATCCTGAGATACTGCATGACGCTTTGTAACAGTTCCACAATAGTCTGCCCATGTTGTTCGTAGCAGTGAACGTCTTGTAACCACCACACTCAGGACAGTCTAACCTTTTAGTTTCACCATTAGATAGCTCTTCTATATTATTAAGTATACTATATAAGTTATACATTATATTTACTCCTTGTCATGAGAGCATTCTTTGCACTCTCAAATGTGTGCTTCATGTAAGGCTTGACCGACTGTACATTGGCATGACCTGTGACTGACATAAGCTGACCCATCGGGACTCCACTGTCAATCATTTCTGTCACTCCTGTGCGTCTAAGATCCATCAAGCGTAGCTCGTCAGGCAGTCCAGATTTCTTCATGACACGTCTTCCTATCTTCGATACACCTTCCAAGCTGTAAGGGTTGAACTTGCCCTGTACAGGCTTTATATTTGGTGCTACGTACTGTTGAAAGCCAAAGTCTGCCTTCTGTTGTAACAGCATCTCGTATAGTTCGTCACCTATAGGTAG